ACATACATGATCTCCTACTGTACACCAAGCACCAGCAGGAAACTTATCCTTATCTGCATAAGCCAGATCTCCCAAAGCCAGTACCTTACCTACTGTAGTTAGGTAAGCCATGTCATCTTTAGTTGAATCTGGTAGAAGGATGCCGCCCTTTGTCTGGCTCTTCACAGATACTGGACGTACCAAGACATGAAATCCCGGCAGTTCTGGTAATACTTCTGGATCTTTTACTTCTTCTGGATCACTAATCCATAAATCATTTTTGATGGCTTTACCCATTTGTACTTGTTGCATTTTACTCCTCTTCTTCTTCTGCGTATGTTCGTTTTTTAATAATATCAGTGAGATTACCTCTAGCCCAAGTTAAGCCTTGTATCGATCCTACAAGTTGTCTGTAATGAGCATAATCTTCAGCAGCCCCACCACTAATTGTTAATCTGAGTTTTTGAATTTCTTCATTAAACTCTTGAATAACCTCATCCCAAATTTCCATTGGTTAAGTTTTTTTACCTTTTATTGGATCTGGAAATTTAAACTTAGCGTAATCCCATTCATTAAGATCAGCCCTAGATTCTAATGGACCAATACAGTCAGCTTTAAAGGGATCTCCATAAGTCATTGGTTTCTCAGATTTGGTTTTATCATAAGTAATATAACCTTTTCCTTTCGTCATTTGTTTTATCTTTATTGTCATCCTACTCTCCTTCTTTCTTGGATTGGTTGATTGCTAATTTAACTAAGGCTTCTAAACCTTTCATGTCTAAATCTTTCTCATCTCTATTACTTTGTTCTATTAAATCTTTCATTAACTTTTCTTTAGCATTTTCTATCTCCATTATCTTAAGATCTTTTTTAGTTTCATTATCTAAAGAAGTTTTCTCACGTTTAATATTATCGGATGCTCCTGCCTTGAGCATATCTATAATCTGTTCATTCTCATCCAGTTCTAATTTTTTATTCTGTAGTTCCATTTCAGCAGCCTGAACCATCGTATCCGATTTAATTTTCTCTTTCTGTAGTTCTACTTTGGCTTGTTCTAGGGATACCAGTTGCTGTTCTGGAGACTGTGCCTTTCCTAAAGCTTGATTAGCATTCATAACTTCTTGTGCAGCTTTGCCCATTGCCATCTCTATTACAGAAGGATCTTGAGCTTGTTCTGGCGGCATTTGTTTCATCATTCCTTCTGCAATACCATTCATCTGTTCTTGATATTTCATTACGGAATGTTCTTGTATATTAGCCTGAAGTATGGGTTGTATTCTCTGCATAATAGGATTAGCTCCATTAGCAGGATCTTGGAGGTAGGCCATCTTAACCTGAATATGAGCATCATGATTCTGACCCGGAAAGGCAGCTATGGGTATTCCCTTCGTAGCAGCCATGATATCTGATACAGGATCAAGGGGTTTAGGTTCTAACTTTAAAGGAAGTATCTCTTCCAGATTAGGCATGTTGGCTGCATGAAGTATTGTCCTATTCAGTGCTTCCAGATTAAACATACCGGGAGGAGACTGTTGAGCCATCTGCAAAGCCATATTAGCCAGCATCATGCGATGGGCATTACTAGGAATGTTAGGATCAGAGACAGGAACAATATCTACTCTTCCATCGAAATCGTTTTTAAAGACACTCCGATCTTCATTGGGAACATCATACGGATATTCATTGGGAAGATAATCATAGTCTATCTTTGCCAGAACTCTGAACTCATCTTTCTGGGATTTATGTAATCGTTTGTGTACCGCCGAAAAGAACTTGCTACTGGCTTCGAGGAGAGCCATTGTCGTACCAACGGGTCCATAGGAGGCAGCATCAGAGATAACCTGCTCTGTGCTATCCGCAAACTTCTGACCCGTAGAAGCTACGAACTGGAGCATCTGGAATAGAGTAGAGGAAGGCTCTTTATAGGGGAGAGGAATAATAGCCTTTGACAAATCCATTCCAGTTGCGTCAACCTCCTTGAACTCACCGGGAGAAATAGGTTCATTGTCACCAACAATCCTAAGTCCCTTGGCCTTGAAACCCCCTTGAAGATTAGCAAACTGACCTGCATCTATTAGGGATCTCATTGCAGCAGTTGCGCTCATTGTTAAATTTCCAAGGAAATGTATCAAGCCCAATCCGTAAAAACCAAAACCGGGAACAAATCGGTAATGGACGAAGTGACTTCGCTTTTCCATACTGGGATCGTCTGGTTCATAGTTTCTACGAATACTGAGTACTTGTCTTGTCTGTTCTTCAACAGTTACAATATAAGGGAGTGATTGATCTTTGTTTTCTATATCTAAATAACAGTGTTGTTCTAATAGAATATATTGGGGATCGTTATCAGCAGAAGGAGACAATCCCAAGATAGTATCCATTTTTTGAGTCAGGGATGTTATATTAGTCTGATGAGGTGTGGGAAGTTCTATATCTTTATAGACACCCCCCAAGATATCTTTCTGTAATTCTACAGGACTTTTGTAAATGACATGTGTATACCTGTCTGCATTCCTGAGATCAGTGGCAAAGTAAGATACATAGAACTGATCTATAGGAATAAATTCTGAGACAGGACGGTTAAGAATAGAACTATAGTATATCTTTTTGAATGCCGATCCTATCAGAGGAAGATGGAAGAGCATTCTCTCAAACTCATCAAAGTATTCAGGCATCTGCTCAGTTAGCTGATAATTCATAAAGTTCTGAACACGATTAGCTTGCATTTGTTTTTCAGGTGTGGAGTTACCTAGTATATTCGCCTTCACTGGGCCTCCGCTAGGAAAGAGTTCCTGAGAAGACTTTGATTGAAACTTGACGGCTGATTCAATTAACAGGGGGTGTACGGCTGTACAGGCTCCTTCAAAGGGTTCCGATCCCGGCTCAAGCTTAAGTCCCAGTAGATCAAAGCCTCGTTCAAACATAGACTCCCATTCTCCTCTGGAATCCTTGTCTGCCTGAAAGTTATCTCTGACATCCGTTGATATGTCAACTAAAGTCTGCTCATCCAGAGTATCTGAAAGATCACTATACCATTCAGCGACATCCTCAGAAGGTTCCATAGATACTTCTTCTTCTTCACTTGCAAAATCTACAACTACTCCACCATCATCTTCAACTTCAAACGTAGCATCAAGCTCTGTTTCAGAAGCTGCTGGTATTACACTGGGAGGTGCTTCTTGCGGTATTTGATCGTAAGGATTTTTTTCAGTAGCCATTATCTATCCTATGTAAAAATATTTCTATTATAAAGAGGATTAACACGAGATTTCATATCTTCATATAGTTTATCTAAAGAAGTAGTTTCAGGACGAGCATCTAAAAATCTTTCAAGAGGGGATCGTTTTTCTTCTACTACTTCTTCAGCAGAAGCTACTTGTACAGGACGAGGTTTTAATTTCTTTGGTACTACATTCTCTCCTCTTAAGCTTCCGCTTTCTATATTACCTCTTTCTGTTTTGCTTGTAAAAGGAATAAGAGTTCCATCCTTTTTTATGTAGACACCTTCTCCATTTACTTTACCTGTTCCCCATATATTCAGCAAGGCTGGTATACCTCCTGCTAGTGCTTGAACTCCTCTAACAGCCATAGGTGTAGCAAGCTCTCCTAACCAATCTCTCCAGCCACGCTCTCCTACTTTAGCTTCAGGCAAGAAGCTTTTAGATTTTGTAACATCTGTAAGACCAAATTTCTCAAATGCTTTGTTTGGATCTGATAAAACAGCATCTACTATACTTTCTCTATACTCTTCACTATCTACAAAATCTTCTGGAAATTTATTTATTTCTTTATTAAATGCTTCTCTTAATAAATCTTGTGTAAGTTTTGTGGCATGTCCGAACATAGCTCCAAATACATCTTGGTTTCCTGCATATGAATCACGGAGAGTTTGTAACATACTAGAACCATACTTATCTATAGCTCTATCATAATCTACATCTGCACTAAATAACTCTTGTGTAACTGGATCACGCCGACCACCGGGATAGTTTGCTAGGTGTTGATTTATAAATCTCCTTCTAGCTCCTGCATCTTGACTATGTTGTTCTTTCGTTTTAAATAAATCTATATCTCCTGATGCTATTAAAGCATCTCTTGCTTCAGTAGTACCTACAGGAGATCCTACTATACTGTCATCTCCCCATATACTTCTCCTAGATACTGTATCTGATGGTATAAGTCCACGTTGTTTCGCCATATAAGCTTCACCAAAAGTAGTAGCGTCAGATGGTTTATAATCATCATCTATATTATATCCTGTAGCTACAGTATGGCCCGGATCAGCTTTCGTATCAGCAGCGTAATCATAACCTCCTGTTGGTCCCCAATCCCAAGAATAGTCCTCATCTGTCGCATAAGCAGGTTTACCCAGTACCTTCTTACCACTCCCACCCATCTTTTTAAGTACTCTCTCTTCTTGTGGGTTGGCCCAGACAAGTCTGTGTGGCTGTCCGTTTATATTGATGGAGTCATTTAAATCAGATATACCACCTCCCGAAGCTGCTTTAGAGGGACGTACATATCCGGGTTTTCTATACCTTTCCATATGATATCTAGGTCTATCACGCATATTCCTTACATCTACTCTGCCGCCTAACGGATCTAAAATTTTATCTAGTACTTGTTTACTTACAGGTTCCACTAGATAAGAATCATCTTCACCTATTATACCCTGCATTCTGTCCCAAACTTCTTTTTCTTTAGGTGTAAGAAAATCCTGATGCCCTGCTCTAATTTTATCTATAACATCAGCTTCCGTATTATAATCAGGAGTTTGGGTTGGCCCTTCTTTAACTCTATCATAAAAAGGTTTATTAAAATGTTCCTGTGTATGAAGAACTCCTCTCATGAACTCTTCTTCACTTATTACATCATCTTGAGGATCATAATAAGGTTTTTCCCAATTTATTCCACCATATGCTTGGGGAGATCGTCCCATCCCACCCCATGAAAAATCATCGAGAGTTACCTTTTGATGTCCACCCATTGCTCCGGGAGACATTCCCATTCCACGCCATATCCCTAACCTGTCCCATATATCTGGATGTGAGGGGGAACCCCACCCTCTTTTTTGTGGAGTTTCAGTCACATCTGGTTGTCGTTGTGGTCTTCGAGGAGGAAGTAAAGGTTCCCATCCTTCACCTCTAGGACTTCCCGGTGGACGAGGAGCTACTCTTACTCCTGCTGGTCTAACAATAGCAGTTTCATCGTCTGTTCTTGTATCACCGGGATCTGTATATCCTTGCCACTCCTGCATTGTTGCTACATCTTCTGGAGTATAACCAAAACCTCCACCTCCTTGTCTATATACTATATTCTCATTTAGATTGGAAAGACCGCCCCCACCTCGCATGGAGATAGTTATTTGAACTGGTTTAGGCATTAGCTTATCCATTGCTATTTGAGCAGCTATATCATAAAGTTTTGATTTGTGCATAATAATTCCTCTCTTAGTCCCTACTCTATTATATCATAATATAAACCGTTTCCCAAATTAAAATGTCCAGTACGTCTTTTTAGCTTCGGAAGGTTCATCTTCAAATTCTGGATCATCGGGATGGGTTAGGTGCCAAGACTCCTTTAGGTAGTGTACGGCCATTGTCAGAGCATCTACTTGGTCATCGTGAGCCGCATTGGGAAACCTGATCAGTTCTTCTATCAGATCCTCAGACCACTTCTTACCTTTTGGTATCCATAACCTCCCTGCTTCCATGATAGGAGAAGCCGCATAAACTCTGGATACCTTATCTCTATCTGGATTGTATTCCATTACTGGTAGTCCTGCTCTTCGCATATCTTGTATCAGGGATTGTCCTGATGCTTTCTTCTCTATCATACATACATCTGGTCTGTGTTCATTATATAACTTCTGTGCTATCTTCCGTAGTTCTGGATATTCAAACCGTCCCTTTATATTTCCCAGAAGGATTAACTGGG